GTGAGGGCACTGGTTTTCATGGGGTTGAGGTCACCCGCCCAATCACATACATCGATTTAATGCTGTCGGTCACACCTCCAAAAGATGGTGCGATTCAGATTGATGATGTGGAGGCACTGATGGCTCAGCTCCGGTCAATGGGCTACTACATTCCAATCGTCACAGCAGATGGGCATCAATCCGCACAATTCCTCCAAAGGCAAACCAGTCATTATGGTGCCATGTCTGCAGAGATTCTTTCAGTGGACAGGACAAAGGACCCATACTATGCTCATCGCGATGCAATAACAGACATCACTACTTGTGGCCGGCGGCGGCTGTCTATCTACACATACCCTCCCTATATAAGAGAGATTACCCGGGTGGAAGAGAAGCCCCGCAAGATTGATCACCCGCCCAAGGGTCAGAAAGATGTCGCTGATGCCGTGACGGGTGTTATTATGAATTGCGAAACATATACTCAACTGCATCATGCCTCATCGGATATTGGTATGCAGGTACTCAGTTTTTAGGAGACATAAATGGGGCTTGCTGTAATTACAGACAGACAGATAGTTAAAGCTAGAACTTTTGTACGATCTTCAGACGACAACAGAGGTTCTGGTAATGATCCGAATGGTCCCTTTGGGACTACATATGCAAAGCCACGATGGAGTCCTCCATTCTGGCTTGAGCTAATGGAGTTGAACACACGCTTCTATCGTTGTGCAGATGCAACAGCTCGTAATGCAGTTGGCCTTGGTGTGACTGCAATTATGTGCCCAGAAGCAAAAGCAGATTTTGTAGGTAATCGAAACAAGCGGATGATTGCTGAGCGGGATGTTAAGCGTCTTGCAGCTTTGCTAAAGAGCCCCAACCTTGAGGGGGTTCCAATGGAAGAGGTGGTGTATCGAGTATGCCTGGAGTTTGTAGGGTGTGGTAATGGTTGGCTTGAGCCTGTAGAGCACAGTGCTGAAGAAGGCCGAGCGGCGGGGGCACCTATTGTAGCCTTTAACCATGTACCAGCAGCTTATGTAAGAGTTAACTCTGATCAGGACACCTACTTGAGGAACCTTAACAGGTCCAATGCAGGGTCTCGCTCTGGTAGTCTTGGTAAGATTTACTTCCGCCGCTTTGGCGACACCAACCCTGACCATAAGTACATGAACCGACAGACAGGTCAGTTCTATGCAACATGGCCTGCTGACATAAAGGTAGATCTACAGGCCACAGCCCTGATTCATTTTAAGAATTATGCGCCCCTAGATGACTACTACGGACAACCCCTTGTGGCACCTGCTGGCCATGCTGTGGCGGGTAACAAGCTCCAGGCGATGTGGAACGTCAACCTCCTTCGAAACAACGCTCACATTCCATTCGCAATTATTGTGAAGAACGGTAACCTACACCCTGACACGCAAGAAGCTATTGAGGCATTCGTCAATCGCGAGGGTAGTGGCGTTGCAAATGCAGGTAAGGTGCTCCTACTTCAGCCAGACATGTCAAAGCTATCTCCACAAGGAAGTCCAGACATTAAACTGGAGTCTCTTAAGCAAACTTTGAGTGACGATGGATCCTTCCTTCAATACAAGAAAGAAAACAATGATGAAATTCGTGAGGCATTTGGCCTTTCTGATATCCTCCTGGGTAACGGAGGTGGATCCACAAGGGCTACTGCACAAGCCTCAAAGCAAACCAGTATGGAGCAGGCCATTGAGCCAAAGACCAAGTTCTTTGAGCACATGTTCAATCGCCTAATTCTAAAGGACTGGGGAAGTGGTAACCAGTATGCATGTGTTCAGTTCCGCCGGCCCACAAACCTAGACCCACTCCAGAAGGCAACTGTTATCCAAAAACTAAAAGACTCCCTAAGTGTAAATGATATTATTCGTTATGCTTCCGAGATTCTACAGGATAACACTTTGAAAGCGGTTGAGGATGAGTTCGGGGATATGCCCCTGGTACAGGCTATGGCCGTTTTGCAGCAGCTTGCCCTTGGCGGTACTCAGCCTGAGCCATTGGAAGAGGGTAGTGGTCGTGTAGTGGCAACTACAAAGCAATTGGATTTAAACACACCGTTGTCATTTAGAATTACAAAGAATGGTAATATTCAAGTAAAGACAGAGAACGGTTACGAGGAGATTCCCCATGAAGATTGAGCAAGGTCAGTTTCATATTGTTAAGACTGTTGATGATGGGGAGGAGCGGACTATTACAGGTCCTGTACTCCGCCCAGAAATTAGAGATCAACATGAGTCGATTGTATCTGGCCCTGAGATTAGAAAGGCAGCTTTTGGCTTCTTAAAGAAGTTGAATGAGAGTGCTGGTCCTGGGTTCATGCATGAGGACATGGATCCTGATTTCCAGATTGTCGCCAGTTGGGTTACCCTACAAGATATGACATTTGAAAAGAGCCTTGGTGTACAAACTGGTGATGATGGTGAGGCTAGTGTCTTCATTCCAGAAGGAACTTGGATGATGACTATGCAAATTAACAATGATACGATTTGGGAAGGTGTGAAGTCTGGTGTTTACAAAGGCTTTAGTATCGGTGGCAAGTCGGCAGTCGAACTTGAAGATGAGGAGGCAGCTTAATGCTACCTAAAAAGAAAGTAAATGAATTCTCCGGTCAGAAGCACCGCCTATCTAACCTTGATATATCAGAAGTTAGTCTTGTAACTACACCTGCTATATTGAGTGATGATGAGGCTGAGAATGGAGTTGGTGCTGTTATTGTAAAATTTGCAGATGGGCGTCCTATTAAAAAAGGGCAGGTCCCAACCCATCTACAAAAGGTACTTAGCATTAAGGATGACCAGGAACTATGGGATGTACTTGAGTTGCTTTCGCAAGCAGCCCGGACACATCTCGCAGTCTTTACTGCAAATCCTGATATGCATTGGGCAGACCTCACCTCTATTAAGGGTAGTGAGATTCTGTTGAGTGATTGGTGGAGTGATGTTACATTCGCTTTGCCATTTGAGCAACAGGCAGATGGTAGTTTTGTTTTTGGGGACCCCACTCAGGTAGAGTTGGCATGGGTTCCAGTTCAATCAGATGATGGAGAAGTCACAATGACTAAGCTGATTAAGTTCGCCGTTGGCGACCATATTGTTGAGACACCCGTGGTAGCTGGCACTGAACTTAAGATCGGCGATGCCGTAGTTAAGCTCAATGATGCTGGTGAGCTTGAGCTAAGTGATGCTCTTAAGCTCGATGCTGAGGGTGTCATCCGGTTCAATACTGTTGAGGCCCCTTCAGTCGTAGAGGCTGAGACACCCGCTCCGGTTGAAAAGGAGACTACGCCTGTTCGCACTGATGCTGATAAAAAGGTTGGTGATATTGTTGATACTACTGAACAAAGTGTTCTGAAGCAAGCTCTTGATATGGTCAAGGATGCCAAGGCTTTGGGTCTTGAGATTGCTAAGTTTAGTGTTAAGGACGGTGTAGTCGACCTGGACTTTCAGGTTGCTGAAAAGCAACTAACTACTACTGTAACTAAGGTTGCGGAAGTCACCCCTGTGGTTGATGAAGTTGCAGACGCGCAAGCAGCGGCTGGTAATACTGTTGAGGCTGCTGAAACTACTGAAGCTGACTCCGATGCAACTGAGATTGTGGATATTGAGAAGAATCTCTCGCCTGCAGGCGGATTCATGACTCGTTTTATTCTCAGTAACAGTAACGTACGTTAAGATAAGAAACATGCTCCTCATATAAGGGGGGCGAAAGACGGGACAACCCCAAATTAGGAGCTTTAAGATATGTCTACCCCAGAACATAATCTTGCAAAAATCATTTCTGCTGGCGGTACTCAGTCGGCGTTTACTCCCGGTAGTCTCGAAGCTAACTTCGGGCAAGTCAGTGAAGAAGACCAAGTTGCAATGTTTGAGTCAATCCGCACCTACGCGGTGATGTTGGCTCCGGTACTGAATGAACCCTTCCCGGCTGAGAGTCAGCTGGGCCAAGCCCAGAGTGCCATTGATACTAATGGCCAGGGTATGATGAACCCCGGCGGCGCAATGGCGCTGAGTCCTTCGACCATTAC